TCACGGCGGGGTCGGTGGGCGGCCGTAGAACACCCCGTTGGACTTGGGGCGGCCATAGATGTGCTCGGGCTCGTAGGCCCCAGGAATGAAGCCAGGGGCAAACAGGGAGTTGCTCCCGTCAAACGGGTAGTGCGGGTACAGCGCGATCACATCACGATGCGGCCACACCCAGTCCATCCAGGTCTGCCCCTCGTTGGAATTGGTGATCCCCACTCCAGGGTCGGCAGGCTCAGGGACTGCGGGTAGGGGCGTCTCTTCCCAGTCCGTCCCTGGCCAGGTCGTGTTGATGCCAGGGTCATAGCCCTCGGGCACAGCGCCCTTCCACCAGTGTTCGTTGGTGTCACCCCACGTGGTGCTCGGTGCACCATTCACCGTCAGCCGCTCCTCATAGCGCCACCTGATGTGCACCATGTTCCAGTGCATGGGATGGTCACCCACCTGCCAGATCCAGCGCCAACGCACCTGCTCCCTCTGCGTGGTGACCACGATGTCGCTCTCCTCGGTGAGCTTCTGCTTGCGCCGCAGCAACCTGGCCAGGCGGAAGAAGGGCAGCGGGAAGATATCGGTCACAGTCACGCCGAGCGTCTCCCATGCCGGTGGCGTTTCATCGTCCTCCCAGTTCCTGATCTGGTAGACGAAGATCATGTGCACATACTGGGCGCGCCATTCCCCTGTAGCCAGCGGCACGCACAGTGGCGGGGTCGGATACCACTCCCGCAGCAGGTCGGCAGCGGTAATCTCAGCGTAGAGCAGCTCGTCCAGCATGGGCGTCAGGGGTCAGGCTCGCACGCGGATCAGCCCGCCTGGGGGGATGAGGAGCATCACCACATTGCCGTCGTTCTCAGGGTTCACAGTCGGTCCATCCTGATCCACGGGCCAGCTGGCACTGCCGATGGCCAGGGCAAGCTTCAGGGTGAGGTTCACCTCGCCCGTCTCGTAGTCGAGGTCCCACATCTGCTCATCAGGCATGGAGCCTGAGACGATGCGGCACTGGTCGAAGGTCATCGGTGTTGTAGGGCGGAACTCCACCACCTCTTCCCCCTCGGCATCCGTGAAGGTCATCTCCGTCATGGTCGGGGTGATCTCCAGCTCCAGCCACACCGTCACCGTGCCACCCTTGCCCAGGGCAATGTAGGGTGGCGGTATAAAGTCCAGCTCCGTGGTGTCCAGCGTGGGCGGTATCTCGTCCTCCTCGGTGCCCAGGTGCGAGGCGCTCACCCATCCGGGCGACACCCGGATCTGGCAGGTCCCCGTGTCCACGTTCACGTCGGCTGCATACACAGTCAGGCCCGTTGAGGGTACCGTCTCCTCGAACTCTGGCGCATACTCCTCCGTCTCCCCGCTGTCGATGGTATCCACCCGCTGGTCCTCATGCTGGCGGCGGGTGATCGTCCAGATCGTGGGCTTGTAGCCGCAGTACTGGGGCAGGCCCAGAGAGACATTGACGAAGCCGTTGTCCAGGCTCTCCTGCACCGTCTGCACCATCGCCCCCATGGTGGCCCAGCTCGCCTGGTCGCTCGTGATGTTGAGGCTCTGCCCCGGGTGCAGGCCCGTCACACCATCGGCCGCCCAGAGCTGCACGCCACCCTCCCAGGGCATCACGGAGAAGGCCGTGTAGAGCCGCTGGGCATAGCCTGCCAGCGCGTGCTCACCCTTCTTGAGGGTGATGGTCATGGCGATGGCATCCAGCACGTCTGGCTCCGATTCCGGCGGGTACGCATCCACCAACACAGCGGGCCGCTTCCCATCTGTGCTCACGGCCGTGCCGCTGCGCTCGTAGCGCACCACCACGCCACTAGGCACCAGATCCGGCCGGGGCTGTAGGTTCACCGCCCGCAACGGGGGCACCCCTTTGGTGAAGCTGATGGTTGTTCCCTCGTCCCCTCTCGTCGTGAGCCGGAAGGTGGGGGGCTCAGTGCTGTAGTCAAACCACACCACCGTATCGGGGTGGGCCGTCAGGGCACTGCGGATCAGCTCATCACAGCGGCGGTCCTGCTTCGTGGTGCGCGGCGGCTTGAAGGATGAGAGCACATACGGCTCCTCCTGGAGTTGAAAGCCCAAGCCCTTGCCCACTGCATAGTCCAACACCTGCTGGATCATTTGCAGGCTCGTCTGGCGCACACCGCCAGACATGTTGCTACGCAGCCGGTAGGTCTTCTCGGGAGTCTCCTCCACGCTCAGCGTCAGCACTACGTACGGCATGCGGGAGAGCTCCCACCACGGGCCGCCCACTTCGATGGTCATGCCATCGCCCGCAGACTCGCCGCTCACCACCCGGCTCATCACCCGCCCGCGGAAGTACGGCTCGCCATCGCGTTTCAGGGTGATGACCTGGTCGTAGTCGAAAGGGATCACCGCATCGGCCGCCCGATTGATGGGCAGGGACAGCACGTCCACCGCCTGGTTGTTGCGGGTCAGGGTGCCCAGCGTCACCCCCCAGTGTTCTGGGGTCTCGTCATTGATGAGCCATTCGATTGCCATGGTGCTGAGGTGTGTTTACCGTTGGGCGCTCGCGGATGACTCCAGGGCCTCCAGACGGGACTTGATTGCGTTGAGGTCCTTCGTTGAGCTCTCCAGCCGGAGTGCCACAGATGACATGGCGCTGGCCATGGCGGAGAAGCCGTTCGCCACTTCACCACCCATGTTATTGAGGACATCCTGGACCTTTTGCAGTTCCTGCGGTGCAATCCCATCTTCGATGCTGGCAGCCAATCGCGCCATGGCGTCGGCGGTGGCGTCGTCGATGCCACGCTTTTTGGCCTCCAGGGCCTTGAGCCCTTCCACAAGATTCTTGGCATCTTCTGTCACTGACTTGTCGGTCGCCTCCAACTCCTGGCGGGCCTCGCCGATATCTTCCTGGGCTCGCTGCTGCTCGGCCTGCTGCGCCGCCTTGTCATCTTCCATGCCCGACCTCTCCTGCCACTGCTCTCCCTCGTTGGCCCGGTCCTGCACATTGCGGTCCACGGTCTTCTGCCATTCGTCAGCCACTTTTTTCCCGTTTTCCTTGGCCTGCTTGTCCGCCTGGCGCAATCCCTCCAGGACCTGGCGGTATTTCTCTATCGCCTCCTTAAAGGGTAATTCTCCCTTGCCCACCTGGTCGTCGATGCTCCTCAGCTGGTCCTTCGTTTCATCGGGGAGATTCGGATCATTGAAGATGCCTTTGGCTTCGTCATTGATCTTATTGAGTCTATCTTGGTCCCGGGCGATCTGCTTCTTCACTTCCTGCTTCGCAGCTGCCACTTCCCCTGGCTTCAGCGCATCCGTGATGCTCGGCGAGGCGAAGAGAGCCGCCTTCCCCTCAGTGATTTCCCCCTCGACCATGCGCTTGGTTTCCAGCTTGGTCACCAGTTCCTGGGCCTGCTTCAGCCGGTATTCTGCTTCTGCCTGGGCCTCCCCGGCCTGGGTCGCTTTGGCCGTGACTTTCTCCTCATCACGTGCCCTTGCCGCATCGTTGATTTGCAGCTCATCCCAGCCCGCATCACGCTGGAGCTGGCGGCGTTTTGCCGTCTTCTCACTCTCTGGCAGGTCTGCCTTTTCCAGGTCGGACAGGTCTTGCTGGAGCATGAGCTTCCTCATCTCTTTGGCGTGCTCCAGCTCCCGCTTCAGGTAGTCGGTGCGCTCATCCATCTTGCCCTTCCACCTGTCGATCGCGTCGGACTCCTGTTGCAGCACTTCAGCAAAGGTGGTCTCGCGGACGGTGGCCGAGGCCGTGCCCATGGCCTCCACCACATCAGCGGCGCCCGTCATCATTTTGGAGAAGCTCTCCAGTTTGCTCACGGCGTTCGCACCGAAGGCCCACTCCACCGCCGTGGTGAACTTCTGCCCCAGCTCCGTCTGGGCCACGGCCGCGAGGCGGCTGATGCTCTTCTCCACCTCTGGGTTCTGATCCAGAAACCCCCGGAAGGCGGACCTCGCCACCGCACCGGCGGCGAAGACGGCCGTGCCCCATGCGGCCATGCGCATGGCCCCGGACTTCATGGCCTCATCGGACGCCTGCTGCTCCTCCGCCATCCGGCGTTGCCGCCGCTCGGCCAGGGCTTCTTCAGTCTTTTCCTTGGCCGCTGCGATGGCCTCTGCGGCCCGCTGCATGGCATCCTGCCTGGCCGTCTCCCGGTTGACCTTCAGCTCAGCATTCCGCTCCGCGGCAGAGACGTCACCCTCGCCCCCGTTCATCCCCTCCAGGAAGCTGTCGAGGTCATCCTCATCATCCCCCGCAGCCCTGGCCAGGGGCGACCCGGCCACTGCTCCCATTTCTTTGGCCAGCTGGTTCCAGTCCTTGGTCGCCTTGGCCGCCCGCTGGATCGCGCCCTCCGCCTCCGTGGCCTTGTCACCCACCTTCTCCATCCCATCTGCCGCCGCCTCAGCGGCCTTGGCAGATTCCTCCAGGCCCTGCGTCACCTGTTTCAGGGCGGCAGTGTCGGCTTGAGTGGTGAGCTTGATGACGTAGGGCACGGGGCGTGGAGGGGTGAGGAGTCAACAGGGTCAGCTGGCCTTGAATGAAGTGATGCTCAGCCCCACCACATCGGCAGAGCCAGCACTGGGCACCACAGACACATCGCCAAAGATGGCGATGCGATCACCCGAGCGGGGCGTGACGTAGATGCCCAGCGGCATCATGCAGGAGCCGAGGGATCGGGTCTGCGAGCTCGTGATCTGGGTGGGAAGCGTCAGAGACGGGCCGCCCACATCCGCCGCCGTGTTGTTGATGCGGCGGAATTTGAGGGTCATGGTCCGCGAGCTGGAGAATGTGGCAGCGGCGAACTGGAGATTGACGTGGCCAAACAGCAGATACACCCCGGGCATCGGCAGCTCGACATAGCCACCGAGTTGGGTGGATGTCGCCGTCAGAGTGTCCGTGGAGGTGCGGTTGTACTGCACGATGCCCGTCTTGGCGTCTGTGTTCCAGTCGAGGTTGGAGATCAAGAACATGTTGCTGTTCTGTCCACCCACGGATGCGTTGCCACTGATGGTGACCGTCCCAGCCGAGCCACCACCAGCCCCGCCATCACTGCCTCCACCCAGTTGGATGCTGTTGCCGCCGCCAGTCCATTTTACGTCATTTCCTAGATTCACGGACTTGCCGGGGACGCCTGGGGTGGACATATCACCGGCTGCTCCGTACCCGTAGATGTTACCTGACAGCAACAATGGCCCTGCTGCTTGCAGGCTCCCACCCGCATTGCTCTCCGCCAGCGATCCATCAGTGATGACGATGTTTTGCACTTTTGCCTGCTCCACCCCGACGAGATTCACGAACTGGCCTGGAGCCGTGAGGTTCCCCATTTCCCCCCGCAGATACAGATTGATGGAGTGCCCCCCACCAGCGTCCCACGTCACAGTCAACTCAGAGAAGTTGCCCATGTTGCTGTAGCCAGGCAGAAGGTCCAGGAACAGATACCCAGGGTATTCCTGGATCGTCACACTCTCGGTGGCCGCCAGCGTCCGCACACGAAGAGTCCGCATCTCAAAGGTGGACGGCGCTGCAAGCAGGTCATCCAGTGCAGCCTGAATCGTCAGGTACGGCTTGCTCGGGTCACCCACGGTGCCGGTGCTGTCGTTGCCACTGGCATCCACGACGGCCGTCAGGCTCTCCTGGGGGCTGGTGATGCCCAGGGTGGCCCGGGCCGTGGCGGCGTCGGCATCATCCAGGAGGGTCCTGGCAAAGGCCGTGAAGTCGGCGGTGGCAACAGCATCAGAGCCCGTGAAGTACGGCAGCTTGTCCGCGCCCGTGGTAAGCCCAGCCAGGGCGGTCAGCGTGGCGTCTGCCGCCTGCTTGGCCGCCAGGTCACTCACCAGGTTGGTGATGGATGATTGACCGATGTTGGAGAGCGTGTTGCTGCCGCCATCGATGGTCTTGCCAGTGAGCGTCATCGTCACGCTGTCCAGCCATTCACCGATCTGCGTGATCGTCGCCTTGCGGCTTGCGGGGGTGCCGTCTGGGTCAACCGTGACCTCAAAGATATCAGTGCCAGACAGCGAGCTGGCGGCCGTCAGGTCCCTGATCTTCTTGGGGGGTTGGGCATGGGCATCAGGGGCGACGAACGAAAACGCCAGAGCCAGGCTGGCGGCCAGCAGGGTGGGTTTGAGGAGGTGTTTCATCATGGGTTTCTCAGGTTGGGTTGGCTTGTGGTTATGGGTGGAAACTTGCTGTGGGTGGAGCTGCTCGGGCCAGGTCAGGCTTCGTCCTCCTGCACGCGGATGCCGCCGTCCTCGGTCTCGCGCTCCTCGTCGCCCTCAGTGATGCGGGCTCCCCAGACGCCGGTGCGGTTGGGAGAGATGGCCCCGCCCAGGATGCTGTAGTGCAGTCGCAGGCTCACTCCCATCGGGTACATCACCGGCGGGGTGATGATGCAGTTGGCAATGTCGAACTCCGTCCAGGTGCCAGGCATGGGACCGTCTTCGCGAAAAGTCACGGTGCCCTCCCAGGCATGGGCCGTCGAGATCGACCGCATGAACTCATGGACCTCGGCGAAGCTGTCGAAACGGCGGATGGTGTCGAACTCCACCTGCTGGGCCAGGTTGCCCCGGTCCGCGAACTGGGGCACCTCCCATTGCCAGCCTTCGACTTGCTGCTGGATTCTGCGGGGAGTCATGTTGAACTCCCCACAGGAGGAGCTCCGGTGCTCGCCCAGGGCGGGATCGCCAGCGAGGTAGAAGGTGCCGATGTAAACGCGCATAGAGTGGGAGGGTGTGGGTGGTGATGAAGGGGTGGGTGGCTAACGAGGAAATTACCGTGGGGCATTGATGCGGACCTGCTGCATCTGCTGCTTTGCGGCACTGGTCGTCTGGCGGGTCCGCGCCTGGCTGGCCCGCATCTGGGCCATGGGCATGGTGTGGAGATTGCGGGGTCGTCGTGAGCGGCCGGCCGGCAGGGCCTTGCCCCGGTCTGCGGCCGCGCTCTGCTGTTGGGATCTGCGGACGAACTCAGCCCCGGGAGCTTGCCGGTCCATCTGCTCCCCCTGCGCCTGGGACCGGGCCACGAAGCGGCCGCTCTGGGCCTGGGATGCCTGCTGGAAAGCTGGCCCTGGTGACCGCCTCATCATGTCCGCAGACTGCTCCCTCGATGCCTCTACAAACCCCCGGCCTGGCGAGCGGCGGAGCAGCTCGGCCGACTGCCTGCGGGAGGCCTCCAGGAAGCGGTTGCTCTGGGCCTGGCTCGCTTCCTGGAAGCGGTTGCCAGGGGACCGTCGCACCATCTCCGCAGAGGCCCGCTGGGAGGCCGCGATGAAGGCCTCACTCTGGCGCTGCGACGCCTGGCGGAAGAGCCCCCCCGGTGACCTGCGGGCCATCTCAGCGCTCTGCCTCCGCGAGGCATTGAGAAACAACCCGCTCTGCCGCTGGCTCGCCCGGGCGAACGCACGCCCCGCATCCTTCTGTTTCCAGGTCGCCGTGCGTCGGGCACTGGCGGCCTGGAACTTGGAGGAGCTGCGGGCGCTGTAGTCGTTGAGGCTGGCCATGGTGGCGGGTCATTGCAGGGGCCTTGCAAGAGGCGTTGCGTCAGGGCCTGTCAGGCCCCCTCTTCATCAGGGTCTTCCGTCCCCACCACAAAGAGCGGATCCACCACTCCGCCAGTGAAGGTGCGGGTGGCCCGGAACTCCATCTGCCCCACCCGGCGCACACTCGCACCATAGGCCTCGTTGCCCAGGATCGGAGCTGCTCCACTGAGGGAGACGAACACACCCGTGCCTGCGATCTTGAGCTTGTTGGTGGTCGCGGTACTCCCGCCACGCACGGCCCCAGCGCCCTGGTGCTTCAGCAGGGCCAGCACCTGTGCGGGCGTCACCCCGTCAGGGATGAACTTCGCCGACACATCCAGGGACTGGAAGGTATAGTCGAACAGGCCCTTGTGATCATTCGTCTCCGGGTTGAGCTGGAGGTTGAACTCCACAGCAATGCCTTCCTGCGTCTGGAAGCTGTCCCATGGCGCATCCTCACCCCATGAGCAGGTGTAAGGCTGGGTGATGATCTGGGCCGCGTTGAAGGCGGCATCGCCCGGGTAGGCCTCGGTGCTGTCGGTGAAGAGCGAGTTGGCGTCAGCCCAGGCGCTGGCCTCCGCATGCAGGCAGGTGAACTGCACATCGCCAAACAGCGTCCTCGTGGCCGCCAGCATGATGTTCGGCATCTTGGTCACCGCGCCTGCTTTGTACACACGCTTCTTGCCATCGATGGTCCAGATGGTGATTGTCTTGTCTGCGCCAAAGACGCTGGACCCAATGAGCGCCGATGCATAGGGGAAGAGCACGCCCAGGGCCGCCCACTGTCCCGCAGGGGTGAAGCTGATCTGGTGCATGATCTGGTCAACACGGTCGTCGACCTTGCCGAAGTTGGCCACGTTCACCGCGAAGGTTTCGCGGCCCAGCGTGACCGTGATGTCGCCCTGGGAGTAGAAGGTCTGGGCCTGGTACTGGATGATCGCGGGGCCGCGCAAGATATCGGTTCTAGACATAACTTTTAGTAGGTGGGAGGTGGGTGGTTGGGGTGGGCTTATTCGTCAGCGATGGGGGCCCAGTTGCAGTCGGAGGGGATCATCCCCTCCAGGTAGGCCACCGCCTGGAAGTCGATGGGGAACACCGTCTCCGGGGGCAGCGTGATCGGGCCGCTGTAGAGCGTGGCCGCCTCATTGGCGGGACCGGGATAGGAGCCGTCCGCCGTCCAGTAGATCTCAGCTCCAGCAGTGCCACAGGTGAGGGTGATGGTTTCGCCCGGGGTGATCTGCGGCTCCATCACCTTCCTCACGCGGTCCAGCCCCGTGCGCAGTCGCAGCACCACCAGGTAGTGCACCTCCCCTTGGACTGGGGCTTGCAGCGGCCGCATCGGCTTCTTGTCGGCGGTGAGGACGTTGCCCACACGCCGGGGCACATAGCGGTGCAGGAGGTTGAGCACGTTCACCCCGATCTGTTCGGCGTTCTTCCCCACGCCACCGCTGGCAGTGTCATCAGCGATGAGCGGCCGCACAATGACCTGGAAGGACTGCACCACCTCAATGACCGGCCCGGGAGATTCCCCCTCTGGCGCATCCACCTCGGGCATCAGCACGATCACGCAGGAGCCTGCCTTGCCATCCTTCTCATTGAGCCCGCTCAGGGCCAGTTCCACGTCACTGTCCACCAGCCCCTTGCGAGCCAGCAGCACAGGGATGTCGCTGAAGAACACATCGTTGGCCAAGCGGCCGTACACGTCCTCTTGCAGGAGGCTGATCACATCGTCGTTCCAGGTGTTGCTCATGATCAAGATTCAAGATTGCAGTTGGGCGAGGTCCTCTCGCAGCATGTCAGCCGCCGCCCCCTCAGCGGCCACCGTGTATTGCTCTTCGCTCGGCAGCAGGCCCCGGTCCTGGGGCAGCGTGACCGATTCCTTGAGCCAGTAGTGCACCACGATCTTGCGGCCAGACTTGTCGCCTTTGATGGGTCGGCCGCTGTCGCTCTCCTCCACCAGGGCCAGGTGTCGTCCCAGGCGGATCGGCTTCAGCCCCTGGAGCTCGCGGGCGCGGCGGCCGTAGGCCTGGGCACTGGCGGGAATGGTCAGGTACTTGGAGTTAACAGGCTTGATGGTCACAGGCCCTTCCACCCGGGCGAAGATTTCAGGCGCACCGCCCAGGGTGACCGTGGCCCCCTCCGCATTGCTCGCACTCTCTATCGCGTTGCCTCTCCGGATGAGGTATCCCGTGGGCTGTGCTCCCAGCCGGTCGGCAGTCGTATGGCGGGTGGGGGCAGCACGAAAGAGGATGTGCTCACGAGTCACCACCTCAGCAGCATCCGCGATCCTCTTGTTCAGCGGCTTCAAATCCGTCAAATCCCCCAGGAGGAACTTCAGGGCCTGCGTGACCGTGTCATCGATCTTGATGGTGATTTCAAGCATCGACTGGCCCTCCCATGGAAAAGACGGTCGCAGAGGTGATCACCCCATGCCTTGCCTCACTCTTGCGCAGAGCCGCTGCCAGCCGGGCGCGACGGTCATCATCCAGACCCCGCACACTGAACTTGCTCTTCGGGATCACCGCTTCCGGCTTGGTGGCTGGCACCTTCTGTGCCTGCTCAGGCTGGCGGGCCACCTGGCTGGGTGATGGCGTATCGAGCAGCTCACGAGCCTCTCGCCAGTGGATCTCCCGCCAGCCCATGCCGCTGTTGAAGGCGAAGGGCGGGTGCGAGACATCCAAGGCGTCACTGAAGGTGGCACTATCACCCAGGCCATCCCAGACCGGGTCCGTCTTGAGCGCGATCATGCGACCCTTGCGGAGCTCGCCACCGGCCTCGACCCACCGTTGGGGCCAGCCTTTCGTGCGACTGTCACGGGACCCACGGGGCACCTGCCTGGGGATCAGTCGCACCAGTTCCCACGCTGGGAACTGATCAACCCTCGAACCATCCAGACCACGGGCGCGGAGAGCTGCTCCACGCATGAGCTCCTCCTGCGTCTTGAGGATCAGATTGAGGCGCAGGTCAGAGGAGAGGTCACGCAGGCTGCCAGGCTCGGCAGGAGGCACGCCCCGGGCGGCATCGCCAGGGAATCCCTTCTCCGGTGTGTAGCCCAGTCGTTGTAGGAGCATCCGCAGCTCCAGCCGGATCTGCGGCCAGTCATTACCTCGACCCCCTTGCAGGAGCCTTTCCACCGCCGCCTTCAGAAACTGCACGTAGAAGGCATTGGTCGTCCGGGCACTGAACACCGCATTGCGCACGATCTGCTGGGCCACCTGGTCCCGGATCTGGGCCGTCCCCAGGGCAGTCGGCATCAGGCCACGCTCTGCGGCGCGGGCCAGTGCCTGGCTGATGGGTTGGGCTTTGATGGAGAGGGCCATTTGTTCAGAGGAGTCCGTTGGTGTCCTTGCGGCTGGCAATCGTGGGCCGGCTCTTCACCAGCTTGATGGCGGGACCCCCCGCCTGCTCCACGTCTGGCGTCTGGGGCGGCACAATGGCCAGCTTGCAAGCCGCCACATCGCGGAGTTCGTCCACCGCACGTTCTGTTTCCTTCTGGCGCAGGGCGTCGTTCAGGGAGCCCATCTGGGGCAGGCGCGTGAAGAGGTAGTCACGCACCAGGGCCAGGGCGCTGGCCTTCAGTTCGGAGGGGATGGTCTGGCCATCGCCCAGGGTGTTCTTCTGGCAGGCTGCCACGTAGCCACGCACCTTGCCGGTGATCTCTTCTATGGCCTCGGCCACCAGATCTGCGGGATCCTGGCTGGCCTGCTTGGCCGCATTGAGCAGCGCCGTGTACTCCGCCGCGGCCAGGCGGCGTTTCAAGTCTTCATCAGTGAGAGTGATCCAGGCCATGAGGTCAGATGGTGGAGAGCTGCACGGGCTGCATGAGCGTTGACCAGGCCAGGTGCCCTGGAGCCACCTCTGCGGCTGGGATGCGGGCCAGGAGATCCACCCCGGCATGGTGCAGGGCGGCGAACACGAGCTCGCTACAGAACCAACGCTCATTCTCCCGGGCAGACACACGTGACACGAACCGCGCTACAGATCGGTAGTCATAGCCCATGCCGATCTGCGCCTCCGCAAACCGGAACGCCTGCTTCCACTGGGCCTCGGTCATGCCGGGCACAATGAAGGCATCCACGCCCTCCCAGTCGGTGATGGTTTTCTTCCGTACCCCGGCCCCCTGCCAGCTCTCGATAAGGGTGTGGTTGTCGGGGTAAAGCAGGGCCGCGTGGCTGTACACGCTGCGGGTCTGCAGCCGGATCAGGCCACTCACAATGCCCCGCCCTTTGAAGAGCAGGATCACACCAGGTGATGAGATTTTGAGTGACATGGTCAGGATGCAGGAATCAACAGTTGAAGAGAAGACAAGGGGCGCAGTGCAGCGGAGCAGCCACGCCCCTTGTCTGGTGTCAGCAGGCCCGATGAACCGGGCAGAACAGGCTTAGTTGAAGGTGACGGTCAGCTTCTCGATGCCGACGTCGCTGGTGCAGATGATGTCGCTGTAGTGCTCCACGGCCACCAGGGTGCGCTTCATCTTCGGGATCACGTGCACCCTCATCGGGCCGCTCGTAGTCGGCGTCACAAAGCGCTTGATGTTGGACGGATCCTCCTTGCTGAGTCCCTTCCGAGCGTCGTAGGCGAACGCGACGTCACCCAGCAGCTTGGCTTTCGTCGACACCGTCGACTGACGACGAGCGTTGAGCGTGACCACCCGCTCGACCTTCAGGAAGTCGGCGAGCTGCTCGTCGGTGAGACGGGCACCCACTTCATCCGGCGCGGTCTTGGTGCGCAGGGCGATCACTCGTTTCAGAGCTGCTCCACCACCCAGCACCACGAGGCTCGGATTGAAGCCACGTTTGTCTCCCGAACCGTCCACGAGACTCAACAGGTCAGCGTCTGGATCGCGAGCGGCGTTGGTCGGTCCCCAGTTCACCCCGGTGTTGCTGTCGTTGGCATCAAGGATGCGCAGCACGCGGATGATCTCGGTGCGGAGGAGGCGGTTGCGCAGGCTCTCCACGGCCCGCTGCTGGATCTCCGGCATCTCGCCACCTTCATCGTGATCGATGACCATGGCCAGACCCTTGTTGTGAGTCTTGCCGTTCGCATCATCACCCTTGGCGTCGACCGTCTTGAAGTCTCCACCGATCTGACGCATGTCAGAATCATCGTCATCCGTCATGAACGCTTCCTTGTTGGAATGCGTGCGGTAGCTGAAGCGGCGGGCCGCTGGCACTGAGGGAGCCAGGGATTCCAGGGTGCCGAGCAAATCAGTCGGATCCACGATGGTGGCGATGAACTGTTGCAGCGGCTCAGAGAGCGTGGCGGCGTCCAGGTTGGCGTCGTTGGCGAAGCCATGGAGGGTGCCGAGTGTCTCGTCGGTCAATGCGTACATCATACCTGCACGCATGGTGAAAAGGTCGGCCGGGGCGGCGTTGTGGAACGCCGTCATTTCAGGACCAAGATAAAAAGATTGTTTCATATGGAATGGAAATTTGAAGTTGAACCATTGCCGTCTCTCCGACTGTCACGCCTGATCCCAGGTGGCGTTCCCCTCTCGGCAGTTGATTGGTTGGGGCTTAGGTCACGACCAGCTTCACAGGCACGCAGTCCTGCACCTCGATGAGGTCGCCGTCTGCACCCGCCGCAGTGAGTGCCGTGCCGACCCCGTAGTAGGTGCCAGCACCCGCAGGCAGATCTTGCACCTTGCCAGCGGCGGCGGTGAAGACTTGCTCGCCCACAGTGATGGCCTCGGAGGCTACCATCTTCTTGGTGGACCCCTTGCCGAGCAGGAGCACGCTCACGCGCTCATCGATATCGACAATGTTGTCCACCGTGCCCAGGGGGATTTCAGCGGCTCCGCAGGCGGAGACCTGGTTGTCCGCCGTCCCTTTCTTGTAGAGGAGATGGCGGGTGGTGATGGCGGCCTCCGCCTTGCGGTCGACGGCGCTGTGATGCGTGCCGACTGCCTCCTCATAGGTATTGGCCATGGCCACGCCGTGGCGGGGCCGTCCGCCAAACAGGCGGTCACCGGCTGTGACGACAGCGGTCGCAACAGCCACGAGTAGTTGTTTCATCGTGTATTTCATGTGGGTGGGTTCTGTGGGTTCTGGGTTGCGGTCCGTGCCGTCGTGTTGCCACCTGATCAGGCGGCCGTCTGCGGCTGGAAAACGGTGGGATGCTTCCTGCGGGCGTTGGTGAAGGACTGCGCGTGGTTGTTGGGGTTGCCTGGGTAGGTCCGCTCCAGGATGTCCCGCTCCACCTGCACCGCGTTGGCGATGGCCTGGGCACGGGTCGGGTCCGTCTTCGGCTGCAAGGCCTCTGCACGGCGGGCGGCGGCTTCGGTCGTCTGGCTCTTCGTCTTGAGCTTGGGGTCGGCCTTGCCGAGCGTCTCCAGCTCGGTGCCGATGGCGGCATCGTTGGCGAGGGCCAGCAGGCGGGTGGACTCTGCGGTCCGCTCAGCGGGGAGCACGCGGCCCTCAGTGACCAGGCGGTCCAGGGCGAGCTCAATGCGGGCGGAGCGGGCGGCTTTGACCGCGTTTTCCAGACCCGTCTTGGTAGTTTCCAAGTCCGTCTTCGCGACCTCCGCGTCTTTCTTTGCCTGGTCAGCGCCAGTCTTGGCATCTTTAAGGGCGGCCAGGTCGGCGACGATCTTGGTGACAGCCTGGATGACGGCCGCTTCATCGGCGGTCTCAGCCAGACCCAGCAGTTTGAGCAGCTCAGGGCTTAGTTTCATGGGTGCGATTTCGTTGGTGGGTGTGTTGTCCGCCTCATTGGCGAGAGCGGGCACAGGGATGTTGGGCGTGTTGGTCAAGCCCACGGAAATGAGGTAGACGGGGCGGTAGCCGCCCTTGCCGTCTGGCATGGCGTCCCAGTACACGGAGTGGTAGCGGTAGTGGGCGTTGGCGATCATCTCCGCCCCAGGCTTGCTCCACTTGGGCACGATGCGCAGGCCCGTGGCTTCAGCCTGGAGGGACTCGATCCAGGCATAGGCTTTGCCATCGGGATACAGGTGGCCTTGCCCTGGCACGTCAGGATGCCCGATGTAGACAGGCGTGCCCACATTGGCCAAACGCTTGATACGGGACCAGGGCTTGTTGAAATTCGAGACGAGCTGCTGGGCCGCCGCCTGATCAAAGCGCTGCTCCCCCAGCTTGTGCGCGTAGTTGCCATAAGGCACGAACAGATGCCCCTGGTCCACCACCTCGAACCCGGCATCGCCCAGGAGGGCGTTGGCGATGGCTTCATTGGCCATTGCCACACGACCAGGCGCGGCACGGAACATCGAGACAAGGCGGAGCAGCAGGCTGGCAGCAGCGGTGAGAAGACGGGTGTGCATGATCGGTATCAAGGGTTGGTCTTGGTGGCGAGGTTTTCCCGGGTGATTGCAACAGGGTTCAAGCCCTCAACAAAGGCATCACCCAGGATGCGGCTCAGGGCGGCCTCGGTGGCCTCGCCATCCAGCACGGCCTCGGTGATCTCATCCCACTTGCCGTCCAGCTCGCGGAGACGTGTCTCCAGGTCCTGGTCGTCATCCGCCTCCAGGATCTTGGCGATGGCGGCATAGATCGGAGCCAGGTCAGTGACCACGGCCTCACGTAGGGCCTGCTCTTCAGCAGGGGCCTCATTGGCCAGCACAGTAGTGGAAGGGGCGGCAGCTGTGACAGCAGCAGCCACACTCGCTGCCTGGGCCTTGCCCGCTTCACCGGCCAGGTCGTCGCCCTCGTCCGGCAGCGTACGGCCGTATCTCTCGGCGATATCTGCCTTGGACTGCGGGATGCCCAATTTTTCAAAGTGGTTGTCGATCTCCATCTCCGCCCGGTTGTCCTGGTCGGGAGTGGGCTGAATCTTGATGTAAGCCAGCGGCTCAACCGCAGGCCCAAAGACATAGGCAATAACCTGGCGGGTCAGCTGGATGTTGAGCGTGTCGGAGATCAGCTCGCAATCGTCCTTCTCCAGGATGCCCGATTCTTCGCCCTGCAGACTGGCTCCCACACCGTCCGTGCGGCTGATGGTGGAGAGGTCACCTCCACGCACCAGGCGGGCGATGGCCGCATCCATGCGGTCCACCATTGGGCGGAACGGGGCTTCCCCTGTCTTGCCCGCTTCGATCAGCTTCACCTCGCTGCCTGTGCTGGAGGCCATGACCCACTCGTTGGCAAACTCCTCCAGGGCAGTGACGAACGCATCCCATTCAGGGGTGCCGATCTGCGCGTTGGTCGTGCCATGCACACCCGGGATCCCGAATCGCTCACTAAAGTTGAGCCAGTCGGCCAATGAGAGTTTCTTGAACATCCAGCAGACCGAGATGGCCTTCATGAGACCCTCGCCCACAGTGACCATCCACCCATCTGGATCCAGTTCCATGCCAGACGCCTGGCTCATCGGCCCGGTGTAGCGCAGCTTGCCCTCGGTGTTCTCGAAAAGGTACAGTGGGCAAAACTTCAGCTCGGCCTGCAATTCGCGGCCCGGCTTCCAGATGATCTCATGCACCGCATACTGGTGCATCTGCGCGCCCATCATCTGGCGCACCAGCAAGCTGAACCCGCCACGGACATTGAGGTCCAGGCAATCGGTCACCGTGAGCCGGTTGAAGAACGTCTCCAGCGCATCCTTGTGGCTCTGCGCCTCCGGGCTGTCTTCTTCCACCAGCACAATGTCCCACGGTCGATGTGCCACCGCCTTGGTGCGCTTGGACACCACCGTGCGCACCATGTCATCGCGGTCGATGATGGCATTCCAGAGCAAGGCAGCATTGCGAACCCAGCCGCTTTCGAACATGTCGAGATCACGGCTCAGCGTGGCGGGCGTGCAGTTGCGCAACGGGTTGTAGCGCGTCTGCTTCCACTGCCTGGCCGCATTGCCCGTGGCAGGCTTGTTGATCAGTCCACTTTGGTGACGGTCAGACATGGCTCACGCCCCCCTTTCTGATCACGAGTTGCCTTGGTCGATGGGATGACCGTCCCAACGGCCTTGCATTCGCTTGCAAGGGCCTTGCATTTTGGCGCGTGGCGAAACGCCCGGTCTTCGGGCGGTGATTCGCCCCGACGCAGCAGCGGCCGTTTCTGTGGCTTGGAATGTGCGATGAAACAATCATGCTGCCATCCTCCTTTCACGAGGACGCGCAGACTTCACAGACTGCATGCCGCCGACAGCTCCACCAGTACCCGCAGCACGACGGCAGAGAGCCAGTCCAGTGCAACGGTCCGCGTGCCCATTGGGGGAGTGAGGAGCGCGGTAGGTCACGTTGCCCGCCGCTGTCACCACCCGATACATGGAGTGCAAGTCCTCACGGATCTCACGAGTGCCTGGTACGAGGAGGCCACGCTGTTCCATGGCCACCTTCAGGCTGGGGAAGATGTCACGCTTCAGGGAGTCGGTAAAGGTGCACAGCTCCACCTTGCCAAACTGGTGCTTGTCGAAGTTCCACTCGCCAAACTTCTCCACCAGGAGATCGCCCGCGCCCACACCCGCTCCGGTGTAGTCCAGGCACAGGCGCGTGATGTTTTTCAGGCGGTGACTCACGAGCTCCACCTGCTTGGGGGTGCTCATGCCTCGCATGACCAGCACTTCCTTGGTCACCAGGAGCGGGCCGATCTTCTGGGCCGTCCACAGGACGGAGAGATCCTTCTTTCGGGCGAAGTCCCACCCAGCATAGAGCGGGAACTGTGGGCGGGCGGCCCAGAATGCATCAGGCTGTGTCGTCGTGGCCTCCGGTGCCTCGCAGGAACCAATCAGCTCGTAGGACAGCAGCACCCCAGCAGCATCCAGGAACTCGCACTCGTACTCCTGTGCCCAGCCCTCGGGATCATCCAGCATGGCCCGCAGCTCCTCGGGATCGACGGGCAGACCAGCGGCCACCGCGTCATGGATGGTGACCTTGTGCTTGCTCCACTTGTGCTTGGTGGAGTTTTCCTTGGTCCAAAGATCATGTGCCTTGTTGCCCTGGCCATTGGGCGTGGTGATGAGACGCACCTTTTTTTCGCCACCCCTCAGCGGGTTGGTGATGGATGGCAGGATCGCCCGCCAGGTCGCGTCAGGATCTTCGAAGAACGCAAACTCAGTCATCAGCACGTTGGCGCTGAAGCCACGCACCGTGTCTGGCCGACCAGGCACCGCGATCACCCGGGAGCCGTTGGCAAACTTGATCTCGCCCTGCTTCAGCAGCGCCTCGGGACCATCACGCTCTTCACGGATGCCCTCACTGGCCAGGTCGAATGCCTCAGACCACTCACTGCACTTTGCCAGCGTCTCCAGGGACTGCCGCTCAGACGGTGCAGCGATCATCCAGGTCGTCTTGTCTCGCAGCTTGCAGTCACGCACGATCTCAGCCGCAGAGGAGAAGTCCTTGCCGGTCTGACGGGACCACAGCCCATACTTGAACCGCGATTCATCATCCACCCACTTCCGCTGGTAGGGCAGCAAGAGATCTAATGGAGACTTCATCATGAGATTCCAAACACCGCCTTCATCTTCCGATCCCGCTCCTCGGGAGTGAGCGCCTTGTCGCCGAGCAGCTCCTTGGCCTTGTCGGCCTGGGCCACCTTCTGCTCCATGAGCGCCACCTTGCGATCCTCCCGTTTTCCCGTCTGGGCTTTGATCACCAGCTCCAGCGCTGCCTTTTGTTGTTTCCAATCCCCGCTCTTCCGGGCACGCAGCAGAAAGAGGGCCTGCTCCAGCTCCTGGAGCTGCTGCAAGTCGAGGCTGGAGCCGCGCTCCTTGATGAGATCCATCAGACCGGTGATCTCCGTGTCCGCTTCCCGCAGATCCCGTCGCAGCGAGAACCAGGCATAGAAGTCCGACAAGGCACCCACCGAGGTGCAGACGTCCATCTCCTCGGCCAGCCACTTGCACACCGCAGCGTGCGTGGACTTGTTCTGACGCTCCCAGATCTCCTCCTGGAGCTCGTCTGATAGCATCTTGAGTTTCGCGTCTCCGCGTGGTTTCCTGGTAGACATGGTTCATGCCAATCCCTCTTGTTTCCGGCCGCGTTCGGTCAGGATCCATTCGTCCTGGTCCATCTCCTCGTTGTGGGTGTAAGAGACATAACCCTTGCCCTGGTTCCACAGCAGGGCGGCGTTCACCAGGTCCTCGTCGGTGACCAGGGGCGTGTCGTTGTTGATCTTGCCAGCCAGCCACTGGGCCGTGGCCCGCTTCCCAGTCGGGAAGGCGCTCAAGATGCGCCGCACTTCCTTGATCAGCTCTCCTGATGCTTTGGCATTGCTCATGACGAACGGGCTCCTTTCTGTCTCAGCATCTCGACCACGCCTTCCGTCTTGCTGGCCTGTTCAGAGACTTCGTTGATCCGGTCGAACGCCGTTTTGATCGAGTCCTGGTGCATGCGAGAGACGTCCTTGGAATGCTCCTCAACCGTCTTGACCACCGAATCCAGGTGACGGTGGAGGTTCTGAATATCCTCGCTCCGGGACTTTTTTAGGTCTTCGAAAGCCTTGTCGAACTTCGCCTCAAAGCGGTCCATCCGCCTGGCCAGGTCTTCATGTTGCTCCTTGGTCGCATAGACGGGAGCAGTCTGCACCTGCACCTGCACAGGGTTGGGCTCTACCATCACCTTGCGACTGGCAAACCGACCGTAGATGGCCAGAGCCAGCCCCCCGACAAATACCGCCATGGAGATCCAGTCTTTGAAGAAGCCTGAATCGACAGGGGGCGTCTGGGGCAAGGTCTCGGCGAGTAGCGGAAATAACATACGTGGGAGCGTGGGAGTCGTGTTGAGTGTTGGAGTTCCGCCTTCAGGCGGTCAGTCGTGCCGTGGCCCGCATGAGGGGCAACACGGAGGCGAAGAAGCCCGCCCCGGCCGCGAAGCCGAGACCTGCGAGCCAGGGATGCTCTGCAATGGTGGGCTGGCACAGGGCCGTGAGCATGACCCCCTGGACCACATAGACCAGGGCACTGCCGATGCCGGGGTTGGGAGTGTGCCCCTGGGCCACCAGCAAGAGATGGGATGCCAGGGCATCCCCCACCAGGGCTCCCACCAGCACACCCAGCCACACCGGGTCAGGCGCGAGCAGGCCATGCCGGAAGGTCAGCCAGGAGGCCACCACCTGGAGCCCCAGGGCAGGCAACACCACCAAGACCACACCTGCGATGAACCCAAAGCCTTCCACCAGGCGGTTGCCTGAGATCCGGCCAAAGTAGGTCCAGAGCTCCCCCTGCACCTCCTCCACGAAGTGGACCACGGCCACGGTGCACAGCCATGTCAGCAGCAGCGCCGTCCCGAAGTCGACCAGGAACAGGAAGAGGATGCCCAGGAAGGGGGCGATGTAGATGGGTGGAATGATCATGCTCGAATCGGGGTCAGGTTGAGGCGCTTCACTTACTTTCCTTGAACCGCCTCACCCCGCGCACCAGGGAGCGGGCATAGGGGGCGATGCTGACGGCGTTGCCCTGGTTGCCACCCAGGACCCAGACCTTGTCGCCTTCCAGGCGGTCAAAGATGGCCACGTGATTGCCGCCCGTGCGGCTGAAGACCACGGTGTCACCCTGGCGGGCATCATCCAGTTTCACCGGCTCGCCCCAGTTGAGCCAGTTGGCGGCCCGGTAGTGCTCAGCAGGCACACCCGTGGCCGTGAGGTGCCCCACGGTACCCCGGAAGATCCCGCACCAGGCAGTCTTGCTGTCGTCTTGGTCCAGCCAGTCGGGCGCAAGGCGGAACATCTCCGCGATTTGCGGGTTGGTCTTCGGCCCCGGCCATTCCTTGACCCCAATGTATTTGAGCCCCTCGGCATAGATGCGTTGATTCACGGTAGGAGTAGGCATGGCTCAGGGGAGTGGGGTTGCGGTGACGGGCGTCAGGGCCATGCGCTCCTTGCTGGCCAACTCAGCCATCTGGAGGGCATGCATTTGGCTCTGGGCCTGTTGCTTCGTGAGCTGTCCCGCCTGGTATTGGGTTGAGATCTCCTTGGCCTTGGCGATGGCAGCCTGTGACCAGGCGGCGACCGAGACGCCGACCATGGCGAGGAAGTCCTGGAAGGACTTCTGTAGGTCCGCTGTGATCGATGTACCCGAGGAGCTGGTCGCGTTGGCCGCACCGCCCAGCTGGCCATAGAAGTAAGTGTAGCTGGACTGATCAGGCCGCTGCATCTTCTCGCCCTGGACCACACAGGACGCCAGCAGGACAGGCAGACAGAGAGAGGAAACAACACCTTTCACGGCTGCACCCCCTGGTTGAGGTTGGCACCACTTTGCAAGGGCGCTGCAAAGAACGCCTGAAAAGGTGTAGTAGGCACCGCCCCACCCAAGGCCCTGGCACCAATGCCGCCCACGAGCCCCGACTCTGGCACCACCAGGGCACCCCGGATGCGATCCGCGATGGCCTGTTGAATGGGCGAGTTCTGCGTGGCGCAGCTGCTCAGCAAGCAGCTTGCCAGCAGGAGCGCGGCGACGGTGCGCGCCACGCCTGGCCCACCGTCCGCCGCCGCGCTTTTCCCGCTGATGTCCGCAGGGGAACCTTGTGAGGCCCGGCCTTCCTCCACATAGGGGTCGATGCCAGGCTCGATGATTTGAGCGAGATTGTCCTGACGCCAGTTGCGCCGGATCTTGCCGTAGGCGGCCAGGGCCAGACCGACGAGCGTGCCGATCACCCCCCAGTTGTCAGAGGCCGTCTTGGCCAGGGCCTTCAACTCCTCAGCCGGGACCACAATCCCGAAGAGGCCGCCGATCAAACTCAGACCCGTGAGCACCAGGCCAAGCTTGGTCATGTGCCCCTGGAGGAACTGGGGCTTCTGGATGGCCACCTGCTCAAGGGTGGCAAAGGAAGGCTCAGGAGCCGGGGCGTCCTGACGACGGCGGGGAAACGAATCAAGGTTGGGCGGCATGGGCGGCGTGGGTTGAAGTGGGACGTTCGGTGGAACGCCCGCCTCTTAACCCCACTTGGTACGAGGGTCTAACAACCCCGCAAAAGCCGCATGATCCGCAAAAGAAAAGTGCATCCAGACAGGCCCAGCAGGGGCACTTGTCGGGATGCACTCAGTATTTCAGGCCGCCTTATCGCACACTGGCGGCCGTTTGGCAATCAGCGCTGCTTCAGTTGCTTCAGCAGCTCATTTTGCGCTCTGATCAACTCCACACGCTTTTCCCTCAATGGGTACATGAAGTCGCTCGTTGGCGATGCCTTTTGCTCGATTGCCTCTCTTTGTGCATCATCCACATTCACGCCTTCAGCAGGCACGCCCAATTCATCAGCAGTCGCCACCATGTCTTTTGCCAACGATACCGCCTGAGCGGCAAGCCTATGAACGGGGCGCACATTCCCCCCCATGAACGGCGCGTTGCGGACGATGCTCTTTGCCATCCTCTCAAGTACATATGCACGAAACCGCAGTGCCAGGGGGTCATCCGGGAAAACATACTCATTGGGAAACCGTTCCAGTGTCGCCGCCACCGCCATTTCGCGAGTGTTGTTCTGCCAAAACGCCAGCCCGTAAAGAGTGACCACGCCCGCGATAAGTGTTAACCCCACGATCCTCAGCCGCGTAAAGAATGGCTGCCTTTCGGCAACCCGCATCAAGGGAAACCACTGATCCCTCCCCGCCACGCGGCAATTGGAGTCAGCAGTGAACTGGCCAGCCTTCCACATGGACCGCAGCTGCGTGAGAGTGAACGGGCCAAGCTCCTCTGAGCCGGTGTGGACCTGATACAACGTCTTGGAATCGCTCATAGCGGACATTCAATAGGTTAAGGGTTTCCTGACTTCGACAACGGGATAGATAAAACGGAAGTCCTCCCGACGATATTCCATCGGAGGGTAAGCCGGGTTAAAGCTGGTAAGAAGCACTTCCTTGCCCTGGTTTTTAGCGGTGTAGAGCTTGCAAAACACATCCCCCCCAGCGTCGTCAGTCAGGCGGGCCAGCACGACGCTTCCATTGCGAGGCTCCTTGCTGGGATAGACCATGATGGTATCGCCTGGGGAAATCTTGTCCTCCATCGAATCCCCTCGGATCTCGACAGTAAACGCTTTTGGGTCTTTGACATTCAGAGCGACACGCCCTTCGTACTCATAGCCGCCATCCTCCCAACAGGCCTCCATCTTCCCGGCCTGGGCAAAGGACAAGTGGGGGATGATCCGGGCCGTTGTCCCAGGCGGCACTTGGAGATTGGGGATCGCCCCCATGGTGCCAGTGCGGCCAGTCTCGTCGATGATCTTGGGCGCATCAGAGCCTTGCATCAGATCCTCCACTGGAATGCCCAATGCGGTCGATATCGCATTGATCATCTTCTCACTGGCACGCCCTGAAGCCTCCTCCATGGCCTGAAGCACCCCCACGGCGTATCCGGTGGCTTTGGACAGGTCTCTGATCGTCCACCCTTTGGCTTCGCGAGCATCCCGCATTTTGCTACGTGGGGAGGGCGTTGCCGCCGCTTCCTTCTCAATGAGATCGAGCAACACGAGGAGACTCTCACTCGGTGCACGTTTCCCAGCCTCAAGCTGATACACATAACCAACACTGAGCTTCAGCTTTTCTGCAAAATCCCTCTGTGTGAGACCCAAACGGGTCCGTAGCGCCTTCAACCTCTCAGAAAAATCCATCTGTGTGTCATTTTTAGTCTTGCCGAAATAGCACTGTGTGCTATTGCATAGTGCAAGAGCACTATGGCGCACCCTAACACAGCACAAAAGAGCCGCCAATCAAAATTTGGTAAGGCTGTCCGCAAAGCCCTGATCGACCGGGATTCCAGCATCACCAAGCTGGCGAAGGAACTGGGCTCCCATCGGAACTCAGTGCGATGGGCAATCGACACTGAGCTTTGTCCCCATCTGAGGGCACGCATCGCAACCCACCTTCAAATCCAACCATGAACGCCACTGGCAAACTGATTCGGTTGGCCCTCAAGCACCTCCCCGATGTGCCGTCATTGGGGGAGCGGGCGGAAATCCTAGAAGAGGCTTCGAGGCAACTCCGGGAGGATCACGAGTTCGCCTCCAAGTGCGAGGTAGCCGCTGCCCACTTCCGCCATGCAGAGCGCCTGCAAATGGAACTGCCCCTAAGCCTTCAAGACACCCAGCCCTAACTTCATGACTAGCTCACTCACCACCCAGCCCGCAGCCACCGTTGCCCTGTCCCAGGAGTTCGAAGGCGTCCGCAAGCTTTACCGCCACATCAAGATGCACCTGACGGCTGGTTCCAGCCTCATGATCTTGATGGGCCTTGAACTGAAGCGGCTCAAAAAGAACCTCGGGGAGACCCGGGGACGCAAAAACCCGAACGCGTCGGGTATTTCCTGGGGCGAGCTCGTACAGCAGGAGGTCGGCATCACTGATGACACCGCCACCAAGTACATCCTGATGGCGGAGGGCTCAAAAAAGCGCATCCCCATGCTGGAGAAGCTGGAGGAGAAACTCCTCACCGCTCCACTGTCCTCCCTCACCGAAGCGGAGCAGCAGGAAATCACCGCCGCCGTGCAGAACCTCACGGACGGGAAGACGGCCAAGGAGGTGATGCAGGAACTGGGCATCGCCCGCAAGGACGCAGGAGCCAACCTCGACAAGGACCGGCACAAGGGCGGCAACTCCACCAAGCCCATCGAGACCCCGGAGCAGCAGGCCCAGGGCTACTTCGGCAGCGTGACCGAGCACATGATCGGCCTCCGCACCGAGAATATCACCAAGTGGGAAACCCTGGTCTACAGCCTGCCCCTGGCCCGTGACCCCAACCAGAAGATCACGGGCCACGTGTCCATTGAGGACCTCGAAGAAGAGCTGACCAACTGGCTCGGCGTGGTGCAGACGGCCAAGGAGCGCATGGCCAAGGCCATGCACGCCAGCAAGACCAAGGATGCCAAGGCCCGGGAGACAGAGGCCCGGGAGCAGATCCTGGACGAGGAGGCCAAGGCTCTCATCGCGCAGACCAAGCAGCACCCCACGCTCAAGGACGCCGCGACCGCCATCAAGGAAATGGGCACCACTGAGGTCCTCGTGACCTGGCCGCCCGACGCCCCCACCGGAGCACCCGGCAACATCCACATCCTGGTCACCGCCGCCGAGCGCGAGGCCTGGACCCGGGTGTACGGGAAGGGCTGCCACGTCGGCTACGAAGGCCCCGGCAAGGACTTCAAGCTCCCCCCAGTCAAGAAACCCAAACCCACGAAAGGAGAAGGGAAATAACGCCATGATCACCGACCCCATCTGGTCTCAGTCCCGCATCTGCCGCGAGGCAGAGTCAACCGTCCATGTCGCCATCGCCCGGGCACCCCGCCGCTCCAGACGGAGCCTGCTCAGTGAGGCGGCTTACGAAAACAGGCGGCGGCTCGGGCCGCGTGGGTTCGTGGGGCAAGTGTTGGCCGTGGTGCGCTCCAGCCGCATCCCAGTCTGCTCGCAGGATATCGTCATGATCCTCCGGGCCGACAAGATCAAGGTCAGCAACATCCTCCAGAACCTCTACCTGGAAAACTTCATCACCCGCACCTCCCGGGGCCACTACATCGCCGCAGACCTCTGACCGTTTTGTCCACAGTCAACCCACTTGCAAACGCCATGCAAAGCCACGCCACCACCCCCACGACCCACGCCATGGACTACCACATTCAAGTCCTGCACAACGGCTTCGAGTACTGCGCCTACCTCACCCGGGGCGGCACTGACGACGACTACGGCATCCTCAAGTTCATCGCCTGGGCCAAGCGCCTCAAAGACGCCATGCAGGCCCTGAGTGCCAAGCTGGAAGACTGTGATCAGCGCTGGAAGCCCGAGATCCGCATTAGCGATATGGCAGGACAGCAGATCGCTCAAGATCCAGCAGCGGCAGAATACCTCCGCGCCCTGTCCGTCCCAGTCATCCTTGGGAGTGAGGTTCCACCTCGCGTTGAGGTGGTCACTGCTGCTGCCGAGGGTCAGCTCCTGCGTCTTGGCCAGATGGATGATGAGGATTATCTCCGCGAACTCTGCCAGCTCGACCAGCGGGATATAGACATCCTGCTCAATGTCGCAGGCGTGCGCCATGGACGTGGGGCCTGGGTCTCCCTCCGCTTTGCCTGCAAACGCCGTGCCGCCCGTGAGGCCGCCGCCAAACAAATCGCCTGCGCTGCCTGATCGCATCGCCTCAACCGCTCCCACTCTCATGCTCTCCACCATCACCGCTTCATGCCTCCCACCCGAGGCCCGCACCCATGTCCAGCTCTGGACTGCCCGCATGGAGCAGCTCACAGCCATTGGGCGCGGATGGACTACGCAATCCCGCACCCTCGCCCAGGCCTGGGGCGTGAGCCAGGCCACGCTGACCCGCTTCTTCTATGCCTACCAAAAGGAGGGCGTGCTCGGCCTCATCGACAAGCGCAAGTACGCCAAGTACCTGGGGGAAGGTGATGTGCGCGGGTTGCCCCCGGCCTTCATCAGCTACTGGCAGGGCGAGTACGAGCGCTTCCAGCGCAATGGCGGAGCCAAGCAGACCTACCGCGTCCTGATGGACCGTCTGCGCCAGTGGCGTCGAGGAAATACCGCCTCGGTCATCCCTGGCTACAGCGAGCCCCCGGCCAACCAGCCCGGATGCCTGCACCCTCGCGGGTGGAGCTATGAGAACCTGACCAAGCACCTCCCTGACCAGGTGGAGCGCACCCTGGCCCGCCAGGGGCGCAGCAAGGCCAAGGCTCTGCTCTCCAAGGTGTACACCACCCGCGTCGGCCTGGACGTCGGCCAGGTCCTCATGATTGATGACCAGTACCACGACATCAATGTCGCCTGGTCCAACGGCCAGGTGGCCCGCCCCCAGTCCTTCAACCTGCTCGACTTCTTCAGCGGCTACGAGATCATGGATGGATTCCAGCCCCGTCTGGAAAAGGAGGACGGCTCCAAACTCGGCCTCAAGGAAGAGGACGCGTTCTGGATGATCCTCACCCACTTTTCCACCAACGGCTACCGGGCCGACCTCGGCACCCATGTCATTGTCGAGCGTGGGACCGCCACGGTCCGCAATGAGCTGGCCGAGGGATTCCTGGCCGCGACCGATAAGAAGATCATCATCGACAAGGGCGGCATGGACAACCGCGCCCTCAAAGGCCTCATCTACGACGGTCCTGCCAAGGGCAACTTCCGGTTCAAGGCATCACGTGAATCGGTCTTCAACCTCTGGCGAAACATGATCGCCGCCCTTCCCGGTGCCACGGGCCGCAACCGTGAGGAATCCCCGGAGGAGCAGAAGGCCATCATCTCCTACGTGGAGAAGCTGCTCAAGAAGGTGCCCCAGGAACGCTGGCACCTGCTCAAGCTGCCCGTCCTCACCGAGGCCCAGTTCATGAGCCTGATGGTCGATCTCAAGGAGGCCCTGCGTGACCGCCACTGGCACACGCTGGAGGGCTGGAAGACCCTCGGCCATACCAAGACCCTCTACCGCCTGCCCGAGTGGGGAGACGACCAGTTTGTGCCCATTGAGGACATGCAGCAGCAGCTCCTCATGCTCCCACCCGAGAGGGCCGAGCTGATCACCATGGCCTTCGCCAGCCAGGCCCAGAAGGACAAGCTCATTGAGATCCGTAACCTCAGCCCCCGTGAGGTGTGGGATGGAGGAAAGCACAAGCTGACCCGCCTCACGCCCTGGACCTGGAATCAGATCCTGCCAGGCCGTATGGCTCATGTCCGCCATGTCGAGGACCGCGAGATCCGCGTCTACGGCGGCGGCGAGATCCTCCGCTACGACGCCCACGCCAAGACCTCCACAGGCCGCGATATCATGCTCCGCCCGGGTGAGCAGTTCATGATCTTCTCCAATCCGCTCTCTCCTGATATCGCCCTGTGCTGCGACACCACAGGCGCGGCCATCGGCCTGCTCCACCGCATTGTCGCCAGCACCCGCATTGACCACGCTGCCGTCATCAGCCGCATGGGCCGCGTCAGCCAGATGAATGCCGATGTCGAGGCTCCCGTCGCCCACCGTGCCGAGGCCCTGGCCGCCGAGCGTGCCGAGCAGCAGGAGCACAATGACCGCGTCATCAAGGGTCTGCCCGTAACACCCAAGGAGCACGAGGCCAGGACAAAGCGCAAGGCCGCCGCCCGCGAGGCCGCCAGCATCCTCGACGAGGAGCCAGTGATGATCATTCCGGCCACCACTCCCGCCCCGGACGCTGGGGATGGGTGCAGCATCTTCGACCTGTAATTTCCTCAACTCATACGCCACGCCACGCCATGACACCGCCCACCGCCACGCCCGCCAACGACCGCGTCAAGCCCATCGACCAGCTGCTGCGTCAGCAGCTCCAGAAGTACAAGGACCGCGAGAGCCTTTCCCTCAAGGACCTCGGCAAACGCATCGACGCCTCTGAGGCCATGGTCAGCCGCTACCTCAGCGACCGTTTTGAGGGCGACGTCGGCGGCATTGAGCTCAAGATCCGCGACCTCATCAAGCTCGATGAAATGCGAGCCCTGGTCATCCAGGAGATCGAGACCTTTCCCACGCTGGTCACCAAGCAGGTCCACAACGCCCTGGAGTTGATCCGCAAGAACTCTCACGTCGGTCTGATCTTCGGCGACGCGGGTGTGGGCAAGAGCCGCGCCATCCAGCTCTACACCAGCAAGACCCCGCTGAGCCTCCAGATCACGCTGAGCCGTTTCAGTGGCTCAGATACCAACGGCATCATCACCGCCATCTGGCGTCAGATCGACACCAGCGCCTACCGCCGCAAGCGTGACGGGAATCGCGGCTCGTTCCTCGTGGAACGTTTGAAGGGGTCCGGCCGCATGCTGATCATCGACAACGCCCATCGTCTCACCCGGGTGGGCCGGGAGGCTCTCTTCGATTTCCATGATGCCACCGGGTGCCCCATTGCCCTGGTCGGCAATCCCGAGCTGCTCGACGCCATTGAAGAGAACGACCAGCAGTTCAGCCGCGTCGGCGTGCGCATGAAGGCCGACCTCAAGGACAAGGCCGAGGAAGCCGCTGGCGAGCTGCTCACCCGCGTCTGGCCCGAGGCCGTCGCCGAGCTGCTCGACCTGGCCACCACCGTCGTCACCCACCACGGCCGCCTGCGTGCCCTGTGGCACCAGATCCGCATTGCCCGCGAGCTGATGACCAAAGGGGCCAAGACCCCGACCAAAGCCTTCCAGCTCGCCCACGAGCACCTGGTGCGGAACTACCGCCTCCTGGAAGACCCGTCCTAAGACTCCTGGAACCCATCACCACGCCACGCCATGAACGTCACCGAAGCTCTCCAGTACACCCTTGCCCTCGCCGAAGCAGGCTTCAATGCCTTGCCCGCTGACTACCCCGAGCGCCAGCAGCACCACCTCGCGCTGCGCATCACCCGCCGGCGCTTTTACCGCATGCACGCTCGCCTTGTGAAACGCCGCCGCCGTGATGCCTCTCGTCCTAAGTGCCTCCGCTAACTCTCCACCCAAGCCACGCCATGCCCATCGAATACGATCCCGCCGAAATGCCAGGAGCCCAGCAGGTGCTCAACGGCACCCGCGCTCTCCTACAATACCTGCACGCATCCAAGATCACCGTGGCTCCGAGCCTGGTGCTCGTGGCCCTGGCTCAACACAGCCGGGGCATGAGCGAAGACCAGCTCCTGGAGGAGCTGGGCATGAGCGAGGCCGAGCTCGGAGCCGTCCGTCAGTCCCTGCACCGTCACCGCCTCATTGCCACCCATCGCGGTGACTTCCACACCCTCACCGAGGAAGGCCGCATCCGCGTGACTGCCCTGATCCAGGCCGTCCTCATGACCGCCGAGTAACCCATCACCCTATAACGCCACATACCACATGAGCACACGTACCACATCTCGCACCGTCGCCGCCATCGTCCCCACCGAGGCCCAGGCCCGCGCCAGCCTGGCCTCCTACATTGAGGCCCACCTCAAGGTGGAGGCGCTTGAAATCAAGGCCGCCAAACTGGTGGAGAAATTGAAGAAGAAATATGACGACAAAGCGCGTCCTATCGTCGCGTTCAGGGACGCGCATGAGACCGTGCTCATGCAGTATGCTGAGGGTCACCCCGAACTGTTTCAGAAGCGCCAGAAGGTGGAGCTCTACGGTGGCCACAAGATCGGCTGGCACACCTCACCGCCTGCGGTGACCTTCGTTCGTCCCACTGGCACCAAGAAGAAGCAGACCGTGGAGGGGTTTCTTGCCGCAGTGAAGGCCTTCGTGAAGTACGTCAAAAAGTTTGTCCGCACGAAGGAGGAGATCAACAAGGAAGCCATCATCATCGAGTACCGGGCCACGGAGGAACTCTGCAAAAAGTCCGGAGACCAGACCAAGCTGGTGGAGTTGAAGGCAGACCTTTCAGCGATGGGCGTGGAGGTCACTCAGGAAGAGAAGTTCGTGATCGATCTCGACCTTCAACCGGAAATCGTCCAGCCCGCCGTCGCCACCGCCTGATCACCGCAACCTCAACCGCAACCTCAACCGCAAGCCCACTGCAAAGCCTATGAAAACACTGCTCCTGGCCGCTCTCATCGCCTTCGGTGGCGACAACGCCACCACCACCATGCCGCCCATGGATGTCGCAGAGGAACCCCTCTACATCATCATGGACGCCCCACCCAACCTCAGCGCGGCCACCGTGCCCGCTGAGGCCCCGCAGGCCGACAGCCTGTGGGAATGGCCCCGCCAGTTCTGCGGCCTCCTCTCCGAGGCACCCGCTGGATTGACCTGGGGATTCATCGCCCTGATCCTCGCCCACTGGTCCGCTCTCCTGTGGGTTGTGACCTCTCGAACCCGTCTCCGCGCCCTCTACGACGGCCGTGCGGAAGTGCTGGAGGAGCAGCACCACCAACGTCGCACCGCTCCCTTGTTCAAAGTCAACCTTCCCAACCCCTGAGCCATGACCACAGAAGAACTCCAACTCGCCGCCCTCCAGTTTCAGATCAAACAGATGGGACCGGAAGCAGAGGCCAAGATCGCTATGGCCGCCCAGGCCATCAAGACCACGGTCAAGAGTCTCGGTGACTACGGCCTCATGGGCCTCGCTGTAGTGGGCTGCGAACTCAGCGCCCTGGGCGAGACCTCTCTCGAATCCTGACCCTCACTGGAGCAGCTCCCCGGAGCTGCTCCATCACTCATTCACCACCACCACCCACGCCACGCCATGTCCAACACTGATGTTACCCACGCTGCTACCCGTGTCCTTCGTCGCTTTGCCACCAGCCCAGCTCTCCGCTATTTCGCGGGCATCGGGACGCAAACCCTGGCTGACGTCTTATTGATGGCCAAAACAGTTCATCCTACGGCTCGTCTCCGGGCGGATGACTACTACGACGAGGTCAGAGACCGCGTCACCAACAGCCCGGAGTTCACCAGCGAACTTCGCAGCCAGGTGAAGCAGTTCGTCCGTCACTACATCGAGGTCTGCGAAGACCCAGACACCCAAGACCTCATGAGTGACGATGACCAAGCCCTCGCAGCTACACTGAAGATGATCATCGACGGCTGACCATTAGCGTTCATCAGCGTCAATTAGTGGTTTCTCAAACCCGCACACGCCATGCCCAAACCCATCCCCACGCTGAGCAAGCCCCTCACCAATCTCCAAAAGGCCACACTCTCACAGTGGGCCAAGAAGGGCTACACCCGCGCCAAGGAGCTGGACCTCACTGACGAGAAGGAAGCCGACTGGCGCGGCCGCGAATCCATTGCCGCTTGTGGCCGCCGCATCAGTGAGGCCACCAACGGTGACTACCTCGTCTTGCTGGCTCACTTCCAGTCTCTCGCTGGAGACAGCGGCAAGGCCTTTGCAAGCACCATGCGCGCCCAGAACGACCCCAAGCGCCAGGCCCTTCACAAGCTCGACAGCGAGCTTACCAAGGCCGGTCTCGACCGAGCTTATGCCGAGGCCATCTGCATGAGCACCTACAAGTGCTCCATCGCCCAGGCCAGCCCCAAGCAGACCTGGCAGCTCATGTACACCATCAGAAACAGGAGGAACTCCACCCATGGCCAAGCCTAAGCCCATCAAGCAGTACGACTGCATTCACTGGTTCTGCCGCGTCTGCAAATCGGACCTCTACGTGCCCAAGGTCTTCCCAGACACCAAGCCTCCGATGTGCTGCGGATCTCGCGCTGCCTTCCTGGGCCACGAGTTCACCACTCCGAGGCAGTGCCGCGTTTGCCACTGCACCGACATGGATTGCCATGGCTGCACCGACCGCAATGGCAGGGCCTGCCATTGGGTTAAGGCAGACCTCTGCTCTGCCTGCGTGCTCGCTGAGCACGGCCTGCACACCGCCTTCGCCCTGGTCCACACCAGCGTCGACGACTGCCGCGCCAGCCTCCCTCACACCAACGAGCCCTCCATCATCTTCGAGGCCCTACGCCTGGCCAACGAATCGCCCACAAGCCAGAAGAGCCGCATCAAGCTCCTGGAGGCAAAGCTCAAGCAACTCCGCAAATAGACCGCCATGCCCCGTCCACCTCACGAACCCATTCCGCTGGCCGATGAGCTGCGTCAGAATCGTGTCTCGCTCTACTGGGGCACCTTCCGTCTCCGCGTCGATGTCGATATCGCCGCTGCCAACAACCTGCCACCCGCAGGGGAGCTCACGTGGGACCAGGCACTCGCCGTCCTCCGTGCCCAGTACGCCCGGGCCGTCGAAGAGTTCGAGCAGGTCACTACAGCCAACCGCGAAGCCAAGGAGGCACTCAAGCCATGAAGCGCATGTCCTTCGCCCTCACGACGCCGCAGTTCAAGGCCCGAACCAAAGACGTCACCCGTCGCCTCGGGTGGCTTGACCTCAAGGCGGGTGATATCGTGATGGGCATCGAAAAGGGCATGGGCCTCAAGAAGGGTGAGAAGCACGTGCAGCTCGGCCGGATCCAGATCATCAGCGTCATCCGGGAGCCGCTTTCAGCCCTGCTCAACCGACCGAACGAAACCGCCCGTGAAGGTTTCCCAGACATGACACCAGACGAGTTCATCGCCTTTTTCTGCAAGACCCACAAGGGCTGCAGCCCGCAAACCACCGTCACCCGCATCGAGTTCGAATACCTCGACTCCTGCTTCAAATACCACGACCTCTGATATGGACACCGCCATCGACTACTCAATCGAAACGTGGGAGAGCCTCCAGTCTCGCCTCAGTGAGCTGCGGTTGGCGGTCTATGAGGCGTGGAAACAACACGGCCCCGGCACGACCCGTCAGATCGCGGCCAAAGCCAACATGGATATCCTCACGTTTCGCCCACGCACCACGGAGCTGCTCCAGCTCGGCTTCATCACGGTGTGGCACGGTGCGGGCGATCAGCGCGGCCGTGAGGGTGTCTATCGTGCGTACAGCTATCAAGAGGCGCTTGCACACTTTACGGAGCAACAGCGCAAAGCCCTTGACCCACAGTTGACCTTGCTCTGATGCCCGTCCCCGGATCACAGCTTGAATTTCAGTTTCCCACCATCGCCCTCCAGCGGAGCGATGGTGCCTGGGTGATTAAGGCCGGGAAGCCCGTCCCCAAGCTGCCCCAGATCTCGGCCAAAGAGGCCGCCGTGATCCTCGGCTGCTCTCAGTTCAGCGTCTACCGCTACGTGAAGGAAGGACTCCTCACGGCCAAGCAGACCAAGCCCAAGGCCCGCCTCCGCCTCGACCGCTCCGAGGTCGAAGCCCTCGCCCATAAGACCACGGTGGAGTAAACCTAGGCTGCGTTTCGCAGTTTAACGAAAGTTTCACGGCTATTGCGAACGCCAAAATTGCATGATAGGTGCCTCCATGAATCAAAGGCACCATCAAAGGCACAGTGTTCTCTACAGTTTGTCGCTCATGGCGATTGGTATTCTGGTATACTGGATGACCACCTCCCACCCCTCGGTGACTCTGGATCGACTCAAAAAATTCAAACAGGAAATTGCGATCTCAAACGCTGGTGGGGAAGCAGTTAAAGCCGATGAAACTGTGACTTTGGCTGAGGTGGGCCAATTTGGTGACATCTTTGGCTCCCTAAATGCGCAGTTCGCGGCCTACGCCTTCATCATACTTTTCATCGGGCTTATATTTCAGCAATTTGAGTACAGCTCCAACCTGAGATTCATGAAGCAGCAGACTAGGCATGCACAGCTTGCAGGACTATTAACAGCTCTACCGGTCTTGATCTGTCAGCAACGCACTTGGCTCCATGCGCTTGCCCCACAAGTCTTCAAATTGGAACAAGTGGATGGCTTCGGGGTCGAGAAGATCAATGATCTGCTAACGAAACCCATTGAAAAGACAGGAATGATGGGAGTTCATTCCGCAAATCGTTCTGACGTCCGTAAGACGCTGACACGGCTCAAACAGCTGCTTGAACAAATGGAGGAAGCGTACGTTGAGCTCCAGGCGGATGACACGACATCAGGAAGCAGCGCAGGACCTACCACAGGGAGCACAAACGGAAGCAGTGCAGGACCTACCGCAGGGATTTCAATCTTTAAGAAAACCAAAGATGCCCTGCACCACCTGACAAAGTGGTTTGGTCGATAGATCATTCATTGAACGTCAGTCTTCGAATTGCGTCAGTCGCCCCAATGACCGCGCAACGCACCAAACCGCTCATCCGCTGGGCAGGCGGAAAATCCCGCCTGCTCAAGCACCTCCTACCACTGCCAGAGCACACCGCTTACGTAGAACCGTTCGCTGGTGGCCTCGCAGTACTCCTCGCAAAATCAAGGTCCACCGTCGAGGTGGTCAATGATTTGAACGGCGATCTGGTCACGCTTTACCGCTGCGTCCAGTTCCATCCCGAGGCCCTGATCGCCGAGCTCCAGTGGACGCTCAACGCCCGTCAGAACCTCAAGGACTTCATTGCTCAACCAGGCCTCACGGATCTCCAGCGTTCGGCCCGTTGGCTCATCCGCAACAAGATCGGCTTCGGGACCTCCATGACGAGCTACGGCGTCTCCCGCACCAGCGGCGGTGCCGCCACAGGAAGCCGTGAGAACGTGCAGCAAGCCATCCGGGACCTCAGTGCTCGCCTTGACCGTGTGAGCGTCGAGAACCTGTCCTACGAGCGCATGCTGCGCCTGTACGACGCCCCAGGCACGCTCTTCTTCATGGACCCACCGTACACCGTCAGCGACGTCGACTGCTACGATGGCTGGAACGAGGCCCAGATGACCAAGTTCTCTGCCCAGGTGGCCGAGCTGAAAGGGGACTGGATCGTCACAGTCGACGATTCGCCACTGAACCGCCGCCTCTTCCACGGCTGGCACACCACCGCCGTGAAGACACGCAACGGGGCGCTCAACCAGGCCCAGGCCAAGGGCAAGCAGACCTTCGGGGAGATCATCATCCGCAAGACGCCTGCACCCGCCACCTCGGAGCGCACCAAGTTGGTCCAGCTCGCCGCCGCCTGCACCGTATAG